ACCTTGAGGGCTACATCAAGGCCATCGAGCAGAAGGTTCTCCACATCGCCGTCACGACGCGCACGCCGCGCCACTACCTCAATGAGTCGGGGCAGTCACCCTCGGGCGACTCCATCCGCTCGGCCGAGTCGGGCCTGGTCAAGAAGGTGCTACGCAAGCAGCGCACTTTCGGGCAGGGCCTTGAAGAGGCCATGCAACTGGCGCGCATCATTGGTGGCGAGCGCAACGCGCCGCGCGCCCAGGTCGTGTGGGCATCGCCGCAGACGGACCAAGAGTCGGCCCTGACCGACGCCGTGCTGAAGCAGTTCGGCGGCAACCTCATCGACCAGCACACGGCGCTCAAGAAGCTGGGCTACAGCAACAGCGAGGCAACCGCGATCATCGCGAACACCCCGGAGAAAGTCCCGGCGGCTCCGCCGGCGAAGGAGACCCCGCAGGGCGGTGGGGAGCAGGCGTAAGCCCTCCCCGCCCGGCCAGCCGGGCACCACGAGGCTCACCCACCGGCCTCCATTTCACTACTCCCTGAGGGAGGAATACGGCACATGCCGGAGATCGAAGGCACCGAAGGCACCGAAGGCAAGGAAGGCACCGAGGGCACCGAGGGCAAGGCCACGGAGGGCACGACTTTCACGCAGGCCGACCTCGACCGCATTGTCCAGGAGCGCCTCGCTCGCCAGAAGGCGCAGTTCAAGGACTACGAAGAGCTCAAAGAGCGCGCGTCGAAGTACGACGAAATCGAGGCGGCCAACAAGACCGAGCTCGAGAAGGCGAACGAGCGCGCGACCCAGGCCGAGGCCCAGGCGGCGGCCGTCGAGGAGCGGGCCAAGAAGCTGCTCACCGACGCGTCGATTACGGCGGCGGCGGCTGGCAAGCTGGCCGACCCTTCCGACGCAATCGCGCTGATCGACCGCGGTGCCATCGAGTACGGCGAGGACGGATCGCCCACGAACGTGGCCGCCCTCGTCGAAGCGCTCGTCGAGTCGAAGCCGCACCTGGCCGCAGGCGGCCAGCGCAAGGTCGTCGACGTCGACGGCGGCGCTCGCGGTGGTACTACAACGCTGGACGACGCCGCGCTCATGAAGCTCCCCGACGCGGAGTTTCTGAAGGTGCTCGGCACGCCGCAGTAGTTCACGACGCCCTAGGGCGGACAGAAGGGGGTGGTGGCTGGCCCGGTAAGCCCGAAGGCCGACGACATCTAGGGGCCGTAGTCGTCGGCGCCACCCAACCTCAGAGGCATGGCCGCCAGGCCGTCTCACGCGAACGCCCGCGTGCCTCAAAGGACGGATCTCACGCGCCCAGCGCGGTTCATAGCGACGCCCCAAACCTGGGGCGCCAGCACCGAATCCGAAAGGAGAAGTTGCGATGGCAATCAGCAACTTCAAGCCGGAGATCTGGTCGCGGGCGATCCTGCTCACCCTCCGGAACAAGCTCGTCTTCGGGTCCCTCTGCAACCGGGACTACGAGGGCGACATCCGCCAGGCGGGCGACACGGTTCACATCCTGAACCTGTCCGACCCGACCATCAGCGACTATGCCGCCTACGGCACGCTGACGTGGGAGGAGCTCTCGGATAACGAGCGCGCCCTCATCATCGACCAGGCGAAGTCGTTCAGCTTCAAGGTCGACGACATCGACCGGAAGCAGGGGCTCCCGGGCTTCATCGCAACGGCGTCCACCTATGCGGCCTACGGGCTTGCGAAGGCCATGGACACGTTCCTGTCCGGCGCGATGGCGGCGGCGGCGGCGCACGACCTCGGGGCGACCACGGTCAACTCGGCGGACACGGCGTACCAGCTCCTCCTCGGCCTGCGTGCCCAGCTCTCGAAGGCTGGCGTGCCGGACGACGGGCGTTGGGTCGCGCTTCCGACCGACGTCTATTCGTACCTGCTCCAGGACGACCGCTTCGTGCGGTCGGACCAGTCGCCGGGCACCACGGTCCGCACGGGCATGGTCGGCCGCGCGCTGGGCATGGACGTCTACGAGTCGCAGACGGTGCCGGACACCGGCACGGCTGTCGCACCGGCGTCGGGCGTCTACACGGTCATCGCCGGTCACTCCATCGCGACCACGCTCGCGGAGCAGATCATCGAGACCGAGGCGCTGCGCCTCCAGGACACCTTCGGTGACGGCGTGCGCGGTCTGCACGTGTACGGCGCCAAGGTCGCACGCCCGGAGGCCCTCGCGAAGGCCGAGGTCACGGCCGGTTAATCCGGTCCGACCCGGTGACGGTGGAGGTCAACGGCCCTAGGCCCGCGGCCTCCACCGCCCAGCCCCTAGGAGGGAGCAAGAATGAAGTTCAGCGCACGTGACATCAGTGTCACGATCAACGCGGTGGACCTGAGCGACCACGTCAAGTCGGTCAACATCGACGAGAAGTGGGACGACCAGGACGTCACCGGCATGGGGGCGGGGGCGAAGGAGCATCTGCTCGGGATCCCGGACGCCACCATGACGATCGAGTTCTTCCAGGACTTCGACGTGGGGTCGGTCAACTCCACCCTTTCGCCCCTGAAGGGCTCGAACACGCCGTTCGAGATCGTGGTCAAGCCGACGTCGGCGGCGGTTTCCGTGTCGAACCCGTCGTACACGATGCAGGCACTCCTCCCGGAGTACACGACGCTTGACGCGTCCGTCGGCGCGGCGTCCACCGTCAAGGTGGGCTTCGTCAACGGCGACCCGTCCGGCATCGTCGAGGCGACGAGCTAGGTCGTCTCGGCGCCTGGGCCTTCGCGGGGTGAGCCCTAATCACCCCGCCTCAACTTTCCGAACGAAGGGGCCGCCCGGTGGCAATCGACTACCTCACAACCGAAGAGCTTAAGGCCACGCTCCAGATCACGGGTGCCTCCATGGACGCGGACATCGCGCGTGCCATCACGGCTTCCTCGCGGGCCATCGAGAAGGCGTGCAGTCGTCGCGGCCTACGCCGGTTCTACCCGGATGCGGA